AGATGTTGCACTCAAAATGGCATCCGTGGTGGATCAGCAACTGTCCACTTCCCAATCTGGCACCAAGAGATAAGAGATATAATTGTTTTAAAGAACAACAAAGGAACAGAAGACAATCGAGTTCGCAAACTTGATTACTCTATTCAGTTGAGTGCATTATTTTATCAGAGATTTATTGACAATGGCAAGATCACGCTTTTTTCTCCTCATGATGTGGCAGGGCTTTATGATAGTTTTGGTACAGAATCTTTTGATGAGTTATATGTAAAGTATGAGAATGATGATTCTATTCCTAAGACACAGGTAAATGCACAGGAACTCATACTTGATCTCTTGAAAGAAAGAGCAGAAACTGGTAGAATTTACATAATGAATATTGATCATTGTAATTCTCACTCATCATTTACTGACAAAGTTGAGATGAGTAACTTGTGTCAAGAGATTACACTACCAACAAAACCCGTACAACATATTGATGACGAACATGGTGAAATTGCTCTCTGCATTCTTAGTGCTATTAACATTGGCAAAATTAGGGATGTTCAAGATCTTGAAACTCTTTGTGATCTTAGTGTTAGGAGTCTTGATGAACTCATTGATTTTCAAGGATACCCCGTCAAAGCAGCAGAGATCGCTACACGAGCAAGACGTTCACTTGGTGTTGGATACATCGGACTCGCACACTATCTTGCCAAACAAGGTGTAAAATATGATGATCCAAAAGCATGGCAATTGGTACATGATTTAACAGAATCTTTTCAGTATTATCTTATTAAGTCCACTGTGAACCTTGCAAAAGAAAAGGGTGCTTGTGAATATTCTAAAAATACTAAATATTCTCACGGTATATTGCCAATTGATACTTATAAAAAAGATATAGATGAGATCGTTCCTAACAAATTAAAACATGATTGGGAATCTCTTAGAGCACTTGTCTTGGAACACGGAGTTAGGAACTCAACACTGTCCGCACAGATGCCATCGGAGAGCAGTTCCGTTGTGTCAAATGCCACAAACGGAATCGAACCTCCTAGAGGATACTTGTCCATTAAAAAATCAAAGAAAGGACCTCTTAAGCAGATTGTTCCGCAGTATGGGTCTTTAAAAAATTCTTATACCCTTCTTTGGGATATGAAAGACAATAGTGGATATATTAATGTGGTTGCAGTTATGCAGAAGTTCTTTGACCAAGCAATCTCTGGAAACTGGTCTTATAATCCACAACACTTTGAAGGTTCGGAAGTTCCAACAAGTGTAATGGCACAAGATCTTTTAACTACATATAAGTACGGTTGGAAAACATCTTACTATCAGAACACCTACGATGTTAAGACAGATGAGGTTGAGAGTGATAATGAAACACCAAATACCCAATTAGACAACTTAGTCGAGGATATCTTGTGCTCGACAGATCAGGAGGAGGCTTGTGAAAGCTGTGCAATTTAGAAAAGATTCTACGGAGAAAAAAGTGGTTGATTCCATGACTGTGTTCAATACACATAAGGTTAACACTAAAAAACAACCTATGTTTTTTGGTGCACCTTTGGGTGTTCAGAGATACGACTCTTATAAGTATCCTGCATTTGAGAACTTAACTAAGTCTCAGTTAGGATATTTTTGGAGACCAGAAGAGGTATCCTTACAGAAGGATCGTGGTGACTATCAATCATTAAGACCAGAACAAAAGCATATCTTCACATCAAACTTGAAGTATCAAGTGATGCTTGACTCTGTACAAGGTCGTGCACCTGGTATGGCATTTGCACCTTATTGCTCTCTACCTGAGTTAGAAGCATGTATGAATGTATGGCAGTTAATGGAAATGATTCACTCTCGTTCATACACATACATTATGAAGAATGTGTATTCAGATCCAAGTGAAGTATTTGATACTATACTTGAAGATGAAAGAATTTTAGAACGTGCTGCGAATGTAACTGGTTCATATGATGCTTTCGTAAATCAAGCACATCAGTACGATCAAAGTAACTGGTGGAAACCAGAGTGGCAAGATGCTAGTTACAACTCTAAATTTGAAAGAAAAGAATTAAAAAGAAAACTTTATCGTGCGGTTGCTAATGTCAATATCTTGGAAGGTATACGTTTTTATGTTTCTTTTGCTTGTTCGTTTGCTTTTGGTGAACTCAAACTTATGGAAGGGTCAGCAAAAATCATCTCACTTATTGCAAGAGATGAGAACCAACACCTTGCAATAACTCAGAACATACTAAACAATTGGAGAAAAGGTGATGACCCAGAGATGGTTGATATTGTAAAAGAAGAAGAGCAATGGTTGATTCAAGCATTTAAGAACACTGTTGATGAAGAAAAGAGATGGGCAGAGTATCTTTTCAAAGATGGTTCAATGATTGGATTAAATGATAAACTACTACAACAGTATGTTGAGTGGGTAGCAAATCGTAGAATACGTGCAATTGGATTCAAACCAATCTATGATGTACCTGCAAGAAACAATCCATTACCTTGGACAGAGCATTGGATATCCTCAAAAGGATTACAAGTAGCACCACAGGAGACAGAGGTAGAATCCTACATTGTCGGTGGTATTAAACAGGATGTGAAAAAGGATACTTTCAGTGGATTTAAGTTATAGCACAGGAAATATATTCCCTGTACCAATACATGTTTTTGATATTAAAGATTTTAATCTTTATCAAAAAGATTTAATAGATTATGTTTATACTTTAAGAAGTAAATATCCAAAAACCTGTAAAGGTTCAAATTATGGTGTTGAAAGTAGTATTAGGTGGAAAACTGAAGGATGGCAATCTGAGACTTTCCCTCTTAATGATGAAAGTGATAAATTGCATAGTGTTTTAATGAGTTGTATAACATCATTACCTGTATTAAAAGAAAATATAAACATCTATTCAAAAGCTTGGGTTAATATCAATAGTCCTGGTTCTTTAAATTTTCAACATAGTCATCCAGGTTGTGATTTATCTGGTGTTCTATGGGTTAAATGTCCTGATAAATCTGGTAATATATTTTTTCATTCACCATCTGGTTTTGAAACATTTCAAGAAATAGAATCATATACAGAAGACTTTAAAAATAATAATAACTATCATCATTCTTATTGGTTTCCTCCAATAGAAGGAAGAATGTTAATTTTCCCTTCACATTTAGAACATGATGTAAGAGAAAATCTATCAAACGAGGATCGTATATCTGTTTCATTTAACATTAAATTAGAAAATAATTAAAATAGTTGTCTATATAAAAAAGATAATTCTTATAGGATGGAAGTTGATTATGAAAACCCTTGGATTTACAAAGGTGCTCCTTTTACCTCTGATGATATTGGCGACTACTATGGGTTCGTCTATCGCATCACCAATACCACCACTCAGAAGTCCTACATCGGAAGAAAGTACTTCTATCAGAAGAGGAAACCCAGAGGAGGAAAGAGAAGAGTCACAAGCGAGTCAGACTGGAAGCGATATTACGGAAGCTCTGACGACCTTAAACAAGATATTAGAGAGATTGGAAAAGACAATTTCAGAAGAGAAATCATATCCCTCCACGAAACCCTTGGAAAAGTAAACTACGAGGAGACAAAACAATTGTTCTTACACAATGTGTTGATGGAAGCACTTGACGACGGGACGCCAATGTATTATAATAGCAACATACTCGGACGTTATATGCGTAAAGATTATGGCAACTTTGAAAAAAACAGTGAATGATACATATTATTGGTCTCTTGACCGAATATATGAACTTTGTTCTCGTGATGATTTTGAAGAGGTTGTGAACGGTGATTCACTTCGTCAAGAATTTGATGAGTGGATTAATGCAAATAACAAAGATCTAGATGAAGAAATTATCTCTCTTGCCTATATTGGGAAAGGAGGCGAGTATGACATATAGTTTATTGATTAAATAATCATGTTACAGAAAATTGTAAATGGAATCGCTATTGCAAGTGGTGTTGTATCTCTCACCGTTGTTGGTGCTGCTGGTTACGTATTCATACGTAAGGATGCGATTATCGACAACATCAAAAGCAAGGTAATGGAATCAGTTCTACCTGGTGGACTTGGCACAGGAGCACTTGGTGGAGCATTAGAAATGCCAAAACTTGGTGGTAATCCTATGGCGGCACCTGATGCACCAACAAGACAAGCAGAACCAACACCTCCAACTTCAGTAGGACTACCTCCGATTGGTTTTTAATCAAAAACAGTTAATATAAAGTTAAGATGTCTATATATAAATAGTCGTCTTAATTTTTATGGCTGAAGAAGTAAAAAAGGAAGAACCTAAAAAGGTAGGGCCACTCGGTAAGTTAAAAGAACTAGCAGAGGACAAAGAGGAGCAGATGGAAATCTTCTCCACTTTTGTGCGCTTAGGTATCTTAATCTGGAGTGGTGGAATATTGACATTGAATTATGTTTCAATTCCTAACTTCCCTCAGAAAAACATTGATCCAACTTTCATAGCGAGTGTCTTCACAGGAGTCCTAGCTAGTTTTGGAATCCAAACTGCAAAGAACAAAGATAAGGGTGCAGCTGCAAAACAAGCACCACCTATATCAAAAGCAGATATGGAAAAACTAATTGAAAAAGCAGCAAACACTGCACCTGCACAAACCATTCGTATCGAACAAGCACCTATGGTACTTGCTCCTACTCCTAACAAAAAGGCATAATGGAAAAGAAAGAAGTGAAATGGTCTAAGTTATTTGCACTTGGATTGGGTGGAGTCGTTGGACTCTCATATCTTGGAATGATTGGAACTCTTATAAATCGTGAGAGTAAATTACCAAGTATCAACGTACCAGTAGGACCTTATACAGCATACGAAGCAGAAGTCGGAAAAGAAGGATATAAAATTAAATATCGTGCAAACGATCCTTTGGTGATGCATGTGGAACGGGATAGTAACACAAAGGGTGGCTTTCTTGGATTGGCTAATAACAAAGTTAAAACCATCGAACAATACACGATGGACGGTTCAGTTCACACAAAACCCAATAGTTCATCAACAACAATTGCAAACGGAAAATCCGAAGCTTGTATCAAAGCAATCGGAGGTGCAGAAGGAACAGGAAGACTCGTCGGTTCCAGTATTGGTGCTAGTGCTGCTCCTGCTCTGTCTAATATTCCCTTTGTTGGTTGGGTTGCTGCTGGTTGGGTGACTATGTTTTCAGGTAATCAAGGTGCTGAGATTGGTGGTCAAATGGCAGAGGATTTAAACAAGGATTGTTAGTGTGTAAACCGACACATTGATGCGTAATTATACCTAGTATGTTATTATAAATAATAACGTACTGGAGTTGAAACTATCATGTCCCATTACATTATTGGTTATCACGACCAACAAAATAATCATTATGAAATCTGCGAATACGCAGATGATGCATATAACGCAATAAAACAAGCAAAAGAGGATTTGCCAGGTATGAAGGCAAGTCCTCTTTCTTGTGAATACTGTATTAAGGAAGATTAAATGAAAAACCTACCAATCAAATCAACAACTATCTTATTTGGATTCATCTGTATAGCAGTTTACACATCAATTAATTACGCTTGGGTATGAAACAATTTAATACGTGGGTGCTAGACACCACAATTTACATCATTGATTTTCTTTATAGAGGTAGGGACTTTCAAAGATTTTGGGTATTAGAAGTTATTGCAAGAGCTCCATACTTCTCATTCATAAGTGTACTACACTTTCGTGAGTCACTTGGATTGAGAGGGGAGGATCACATATATCTAATGAAGGAACATTTCTATCAGGCACTTAATGAAACAGAACATCTTGAAGAAATGGAACTTAGGGAAGGAAATAAGTATTGGATCGACAGGTTATTTGCCAAGCATCTTGTTTTACTTTATTATTGGATCATGGTTGCTTACTATCTTATCAATCCTATTAACGCTTATGATATTAACATGAAGATAGAAAAACATGCTTATGAAACTTATGTTAAGTATAGTGCGTGGCATCCAGAGGATAAAAAGATATCAGAGATAGCAGAAGACGAACTTAATCATGCAAAAGAATTACAACATGCTATGATGTTGGTATGACCAATAGATTTAAAGAAATCCTACCCCCTCATACAGAAGAAGAAAAATCCCATCCCCAGTTAATAGCGTTGGGGATTATGCTATTAAGTATTCTTATCATTGATATAATGGGATATTATCACGGTAACATGACATTACTTGAAACCCTAAAAAATTTGTGATTAAATAAAGGTAATTACAACATTTTTATGCTATCAACACAATACCGTTTAAGACTTCAAGCAATATGTAAAGACATTGCAGCAGGAACAGAAGTTACTTTGGAAGATATGATATGGGCAGAAAAATTATCAAAAGTCAATACTTCTGCAAGAGGTATGTTGAGTCAAGCAAGAAGATTATCAACTGATGAGGATGGATCTTGTCTTAAATACTTAGACATTGGGGATTCAAATTCAAAAAACTATAAGAAAGGTTTTAATGGTGCGGATGATATCGCAGACTGGTTTAAGAATGACAGATCTGATGATTGGAGACAACGTGACTGAATATGAAAAGAGAGCACTCGATCCATGTTGGCAACACAAACAAAAATGTATTGCCATGTTCACCCTTGATTCACACAACACTTCGTACTTATATCGAAGAGAAGATAGAACATATTACTGGCAGCATTGTCGAAAGGAAGCGGAAGACGATATCTTCGTAGATGCAGATGGATTGCAATTAGATTTATTTGGCAATCCAATTCTTCATAAAGATTGGATTTTAAAGGCAATATTATGACAGTAGTTCATAGTGTAAACATTATGATTCTTATACTCTTGATTTCTGTGTCAATTGTGATATACTATATACTGAGATACGATCATTTTTTTCCAAATGACTAAAAAAGAGAAACCTCGTGAGTATGCAAAAGATAGAATGGAATACTTTCGTGAGTTTCATAGGGTGATTGCACCAGTGGTTGTTTTAAAAAAGGATGAATAAGTTTGTAATATTACCTTTAATATTAGTAGGGTGCACAGCACCAGTTACAGATCCTCCTGCACACGCATTTGAATTAGAGATAGAAGAGAGTCAATGGCAATATGTTTATGATGCAATCGAATATATAAAAAGAGGAGAAAGAGAGAAAAAAATGACTGATCCCTCTATCTCTATAAATAAAGCACTAATGGAGTTTAACAATGGGAGCAATGGTTCCACCGAGCAGAAAGAGCTGCTACAACTTCCGAGTGACGGAGATTAATCGTGTTCTTGACGGGGATACTATTGATGTCACCATTGATCTTGGGTTTGATCTATACAAGAAAGAAAGAGTTAGAGTTGCAGGAGTTGATACGCCAGAGAAAAGAACAAGAGATCTGGAAGAGAAGGCACTGGGAATAGATGCCACTAACTGGTTAAAAGAAAAATTAGAGGGAGCAATTGATGGAGATGATGAACTCACTATACGTACTGAACTTAAAGGTGGGGTTGGTAAGTATGGTAGGCTGCTTGGTTGGTTATATATTGGTGATGCGGAACTATCGTTGAACGAACTTATGATTAACGAAGGATATGCATGGGCATATGATGGCGGCACAAAACAAAAGGACTTTGAAGAACTACGTGAGATACGTAGGTCTTTTGGCACACTATTAGAGGGTTAAAATGAAAGCAGCAGTCAAAGGTTTTAACGGAGGTATATGGGCATTCCGTTTAGTATTCGCAGTTGTCATAGCAGAACTTCTTATCGTTGCAGGTGCAGTGGTAGGATGTTTTGAAGAGCAAATTTGCTCTGATGCAGACACACAAGCAATCAAAGAAACGATGCAGGGTCTAGCAACTAAATCATTTGCATTATATGCTGCCGAAAAAGGCATCAACTCTAATTCTAAGAAAGAAGAAGAATGAAGAACATTTTTAATATTATGTCAGCAACATCGTTCGCAGGTGTTTTATTTCTCATTGGTATGACTGTCTATGCTAATATGACAAGACAGGCACGTATTGATGAGAACCGAGAGTACATCAAAAGTGTCATAGAGAAACAAGTTTATCAATCAATACAACTTACTATGCCACCAGTGACAGGTAAAGTAAATGTCGGAAATAAAACAAATTAATATTCCAAATATTGCAATTCCAAAGTTCGGAACTAACGATGTTTGGTTGAATGGTGTACCCTTTGTACCAAATAATGATCCACCTGTGACATTACAACTTGGTTTTCCAATTGTGGATATGCCTGGTTGTGTCAAGATGCATAAGGACAATCAGGATAAGGTTTCAGGTTTACCTTTTGACAAGGACTTAGTAAACCAAGATGAGAAAGGTTCTACAACTCTATGTCCTCATGGTGAATATCCAACATATGATGCGATGGACTATACACCAGAACAATTAATAATTCAAAGAGAAACACCACCACCTCCTGTTTCACCACCACCAGAAGTTGCACCACCAGAGATACCTGATACTGGTAACGTAGGTGGACAGGAAGAAGTGCCTTGTCCTGGTCCTGGTCAATTAAGAGTTGGTGATATTACACAATCAGGAGATGAAAGAGTTATTGGTCATCAATTGAGTGTTGATGGTAAAACCTGCGAGACATTATATGAGGCAACTACACCCGTTGAAAAATATTTACCTTCTATAAATCAAACCACCACGACGGTGGCAATCGCAGTTGTTGCAACAGCAGGTGCAGCTGCAACACCATTATTGTTAAGAATTTTTAAACCTGTGATTACAAAATTATGGAAGACCTTACAAAAAAAACTAGGTAAGAAGGTTGACCCTCTCACCCGTGCAGAAATATTAGCTAATGAGTATCGTCAGAAGAAGGGTCTTCCTCCTCTGAAAAAGAAATAGACATATCATTTAAACCTTTTACTTCTGATGGTGTTTCAATTATCTTTGGTGTTGGTTGAGTAAAACCATCCCAATCTTTTTTAATATCTTCAACCTGTCTATCAACATCTCTCATTGTGTTTTCGATTTTAACATTAATCCATACTTTTTTGAGATATGCGATAAGTCCTAACGCAAGAAAAGAGATAGGAAACTTTTGTTTCTTTGCCCATCTCTCTGCTTTTGCATACCAAGGATTTACACCCTTACCGAATTGTTTTTCAAATTCTATCTTCATGGATTACCTATTGAAATCTCCTTTAAATCACTTGCATCACCAGTTGGTAATGTAGTTGGTAATGGTTTATGTTCGATTGTATGAGTATGTTCTGCAACAACACCTGGTGGATTGACTAACACTACATCAGCACATACCTTATAATATGGTGACTTTGGATGGAACATTATTCCTGCCTTCATCAACTCTCCACAGTTTTTAAGTCTTGCAATTTCAAAGTCTAATCTTTTATTTGCTACACTTTGTTCCATTAATGCTATATTAGATGCAGCTGCATCTTTACATTGTTGTTGTAAGTCTTTATCTAATGGTTTTGACCAAGTAGCAGAGATACCAAGTGATACAGTAGTGCTGTCTTTTTGATTTGTTTTGACTGGTTTATAATACAAAATCTGGCCTGGATTATCTGGCACATCATCATTATTTGCGTCTACATTGTTGTACACTGGGTCTTGCCAATAATCCTCATAAGGACGTTTGATTGCAATATTACCTGTTAAGAATGGTGTAACGTTCATGGTAGGACCTTGACACTGTATGCCATTTCCATAAGTGTTAGTTATATACGGACCTTGTAAAACCTGTATGGCTTGATTTGTGACACTTCCAGAACTGTTTGCCACTGGATTTGCTGTCGCAGAAACACCACCTATATCACTCGCAAATGTAGGTGATGCAGAACCTAACAAACAGATTGAAATCAGTTTGAGAAGGTGCTTGTTGTATTTGTTACGCTTTGTATAGTTGTCGTGCGATTTATTATTGTATGATTTGAAAGACCTGGTCCAGAATAACTTTCTGTGAATTGAAAGGCTTCTCCTGGTGTTGTTATCGTGAAGTTTGGTTTGTTGCTTAGATCCAAGTTCGTCCATGTTGAAGTCACTCCATTTAATGTATTACTATTTCCTGTTGTATTGGGAGCAGAAATAGTATTCCCATCGTGGGATATATTTGTACCAGTTATCACATATTGATATCCAGTATCATAATTCATTGAATTAATAGTTTCAGTTACGGTAGATGTTGTCTCCGTGTTGCTGGTCATCGAGCCCTGAGTAAAATTAGGGACTACAGGAACAGCATTCGCAGTCCTCACACTCGCAAGGGCAGACACACCCACAACAATCGCAAGTAGTCTCCTCATTTGTCATTAGTTAATTGTCAATTCGTTTACAAACTGTCCAGTAGCCACAGTACCTGCGCCACCTGCTGTTACAGTAATAACACCTGCACTTGTGATAGTACCTGCTAATGTATCTTTAGTACCAGCTGCTGTTGATACCTGACTTGAGAAGTTACCAACTTGACCCACTGTTGGAGCCGATGTTGATACTGCATCACCTTGGATGTAGGAACTCGAAAAGCTGAAAGCTGCACCTGCTGTATCTTGAGTTGCTGCAATTGTACCAGGAGCATATATGCCTGATGTGATAGTTCCTGCAGATACTGTACCTGCTGTTGTACCATCTGTTGTATCAATGTTTGACCCAGAGATCGTATAAGTTGAACCAATTCTATCAACCTGAGTTGCAGCTGCGTTTACACTCAACTGAACACTGCTTGATAATTTATGAGTTAGATCCGCCATTGCAGGTGAACTAAAACCTGCCAACAATAATATAGGCAATAGTTTTTTCATCTGTAATTTTTACCTATTGATGTAGCTTTATTTAGCCTGCAAATATTTACATATTATAACATTAAATAAAAAGCTTGACAACTGTATCATCATACACTATAGTATGTTTGTTGGACGCAACATGGGAGTGACTGAATAAACTTACTGGCAACCGCTGGTTAAGGTGATGAGACACAGGTGGTGCTGCTGCTCGCAAGGGTAGAACCGATCAACCAATCGGGTCTCAGGCAATGACGTATTTACTTACTGTAGTAATGCCCGTTATTTGTTGGTACACAGGAATCCAACCTCCCTCTTTATT